GCGGGCCCGGACGATGGGCATCCAGCAGGTGTCGCTCAAGGACATGGGCAACGTGACCCTGCACGACGGCAAGGCACCACAGATGCGGAGGTTCGGATGATGGCACGGCACACCCGGAAACTCGCCCTGCGCGATCATGTCTGGTCGGTCGCCAAGGCGCACCGGCAATTCACGGCCCGCGAACTGGCGGGCGCCACGAACCGCAGCGACGAATATATCCTCAAGGCGCTCAAGGACTGGACCGAGTTCGGCTATGTCGAGCGGATCGGCCATCGCGGGCGCCGTGTCCTGTTCCAGGTCACCGGCAAGGCCGGCAACCCGGTCGCCCGCGACGACGACGGCGAGGTGATCCGCGAGACCACGGCCGAGGGCAACATGTGGCGGGCCATGCGCAAGGCCGGCGGTACCTTCAGCTATGTCGACATCGCCATGTGGTCGAACACCGCCGCCACGCCGGTCACCGAGGCCGATGCCCAGCGGTACTGCCAGGCGCTGGCTGCAGCCGGCTACCTGCGGGCCGACGTCAAGGCCAATGGGCGCGGTCAACTGGCGCTCTACCGGCTGATCCGCGACACCGGCGCCTTCGCGCCGCGGGAGCGCAGCGTCAAGGCAATCTGGGACGCCAACCTGGGCGATTTCACCCTGCTTTCGAGGGCGCGCGCATGACCCTTGAAACCCCCATTGAAAAGGCCCGCCGCTGCTGGGGCGAAAAGCTGCCCGATTGGGTCGCCGGACTGGCACAGCAGTGCATGGCCCGCAGCCAGAACCAGGTGGCAAAGCAGATGGGCTATTCCGCGTCGCTGGTCAGTGCGGTGATCGCAGCGCGGTATCCCGGCGATCTGTCGCGGGTCGAGGATATCTATCGCGGCGTCTTCGAGGCCAAGACCGTGGACTGCCCGGTGCTCGGCACTCTCTCCACTGAGCGATGCCGCCACTGGCGCGCGCGGTCGGGCCGGCTGATCCCCACAAACTCCCTCAACGTGAGCATGTTCCGCGCCTGCCGGGCCTGCCCGCTCAACAGCACAGGAGGCCAGGATGACTAGGAAACACGCCAATCCGATGACCGAGACGGAGATCCTCGCCCATTGCGGGCGGGCGATCGTCAAGATCGACACCCGCGGCCCGCGCGGGGTCGAAATGGTCACCCACGACGAAATCACCGCCATGGCGCTGCTGATCGATCTGATCGGCGCCGGGCATCTTTGCCGCCACACGGCCGAGGCCGTGGACCGGCTCAACACCACCGAGCAGAAGGAAATCACGTCATGACTGACATGACCCCGACGGATGGCCGCAAGGTCATCGACGGCCAGGAATATATCGGCGACGGCAAGGGCGGCTGGCAGCCCGTCGACCTGGTCAAGCCGCAGCACCTGCTCGAAGACGAGACGGTGCGCAAGATCATCGGCCATGCTATCGACCTTTCGGCGCAGGTGTCCCGGTTCAAGGACCACACCTTCGACGACATCGGCAGTTTCGAAGCGCTTCTGGCGCAGGAGTATGACGCGACCATCGGCGGCAAGAAGGGCAACAAGACCCTCATGAGCGTGGACGGGCTCCTCAAGGTCACTGTCCAGGTTGCCGATCATATCGACTTCGGACCCGAGTTGCAGATCGCGAAAGACCTGGTCGATGAGTGCCTGACCGAATGGGCGTCGGACGCGCGCGCCGAGATCCGCACGATCGTCACCCGCGCCTTCAACACCGACAAGGCCGGCCAGATCAACCGCGCCGAGATCTTCATGCTGCTGCGCCTCGACATCGACGATCCGCGCTGGGTGAAAGCGATGCAGGCAATCCGCGATGCCATGCGGGTGATCGGCTCGAAGGTCTATGTGCGCTGCCACCGCCGCGACACCTTCGATGCGCCCTGGCAACCGATCACCATCGACCTGGCGAAGGCTTGAGGAGGACGGCCATGACCTGCTTTGAGTTGATCGAAAATGACGATGGCTCCGTCCAGCTGGTGGAAAACCGTCCCGTTGTAATCGCGACGTTCCAGGACCGGTCCCACGCCGAGCGCTATCACGCAATTCTAACCTGGGGCGATGCACCGGCGATGCGCGAAGATGGAAGCCGCAACAAGAAGCCGGATCCCGGCCCGGCCTCCGATATCGATCAGCCCGAGGCGACCAGCCAGCCTGAGAACCGACCTGATAGGGCAGTAAAACCGAGGGTCGAGATTGAGCCCGCGTCAGCGCCGGAGCTGCCTGAGGAGGTCTGGACGGCCGCTTTCGACCACCTGGTAGAGGGCGCCGACCTGACGTCCGAAGCCGCGCGGCTCGGCGTACCGATGCCCAAGCTACGGGGCAAATACGCTGCCTGGCGCCGTCGTCTGAAGGAAGCGGGTCCGTCGGCGCAGGCGTCTGCAGATACGATCGACGATTTGGAAAGCTGCGCGATGTGCGGCAAGGAGTTCAAGCCGTCGGCCGAAAGCGGCGGCATGTGCGCACGGTGCCGTCGTGACTGACAACCGGGCCATCCAAAAATTGATCCATGTCGGGTGCCGCGAATTGGGCATCGACATCGATGCCCGTCGCGATCTGCAGCTGGTCACCACCGGCAAGGAAAGCATGGCGGACATGTCCGAGGATCAGCTCAAGGCGGTCCTCGGGGCGTTGAAGGCCAAGGGCTTCAAGGTTCGGCCCGGCAAGACCCGGCACAAGCGCGCGCCGCGGGCCGATCTTCGGATGATCCACGTCCTGTGGCGCAAGCTGGGCGATGCGGGCGCCCTGCGCGACCCGAGCCGCCGCGGCCTCAACGCTTTCATCCGCAGCCGGTTCGAACGCAGCTGGGGATCCGTTCCGGCCGACGTCGACATGATGCGCGACTGGACCCAGATCGACGCGGTCATCCAGGCACTGCGCGCCTGGGGCGACCGCGCCGAAATCGACTTCGACTGGTCGGAGCATGCCAGATGAAAAAGCCGCTGCACCCCGTGACCGATCATGCCGTCCTGCGGTTCCTCGAACGGGTGCGCGGCGAGGATATTGAGGCCGTGCGATCGGAGATCGGCCGCACGGTGGCGCTCGGCCTGGAACACGGCGCCAGCGCCGTCGTGTCGGGCGGCTTCATCTACGAGCTCAGCCGCTCCGGCCGGGTGATCACGGTCAAAGCCGCACACCAGGCACCCCAACACATCGGCTCCTACAAGCGCCGCCGCGAGATCGACGATGGCTGATTATCCGCGCGCCCCGGCCCATGTCCAGGTCTTCATCGACGCGCTGGGGCCTGAGCTCACAGTGAAATTCCTGCTCGAGTTCGGCGGTGCGCGGCTCTACCTCGCCAGCGATCCCGCCGGGCGCAGTGAAGTCGAAGCCCTGCTCGGCCGGAAGCGGTTGGAAGCGCTCTGCGCTCTGCGGCCCGGCGAGACGATCCGGGTGCCGACCGCCCGGCGCTGGCTTGCTCATGTCCTGGTGCGCGTAGAGGGCTTGTCGAAGAACCGAATTGCGCGCACTCTGCACGTCAGCAGCTCGGCGGTGTGGAAATACCTGCGCGAACCGTCCGACGGATCGTCCGGCGCCGTTGTCGCCCCCAAAGACACCCGACAGCTCAAGCTCTTCTGATCAACTTGTTGACAATGCCCGGCGCGCAGCGCTTTCGGCATTCTGCACCGGACTGGCGCCGCAATCGGCGCGCGACAACCTCCGGGGGCAGAATGAGAACATCCGACAAGGGCATCGCCTTTCTGGAACGCCACGAAGGCGTCGTCCTGAAAGCGTATCGCGATCCGGTGGGGATCTGGACCATCGGCGCCGGGCTGACCGCCGCCTCGGGCGTGGTGACGCCGCGATCGCAGATGAAGATCACCAAGGCCGAAGCCGGCCGCCTGCTGGGTCTCGCCCTGGGCCGGAACTACGAGCCCGCCGTCGCTCGAACGATGCCCGGCGCGAACCAACACGAATTCGACGGCGCGGTCAGCTTTCATTTCAACACTGGCGCCATCGCCAAGGCCAGCTGGGTCCGCGCCTGGGCCGAGCGCAACTGGAGCGAAGTCGAGCGGCGCATCAAGCTCTGGAAAAAAGGCGGCGGGCGCGTGTTGCCCGGTCTCGTGCGCCGCAGGCAGGAAGAGTTCAACCTTATCCGCCTGGGCGATTACGGCGCCGGCGTGGCCGGCCAGAGCCCGACCTCCGAGCGCGCGCGGTTCGTGGTTTCGGTGACGCCCGCCGAGATCCAGGCCATGCGCGTCGGCTTTGCCAAGCTCGGCTACAAGGTTGGCGAGGATCCCGGCGGCATCCGCAAGGCCGCGGTGATGCAGTTCCAGCGCGATCACGACCTGACCATCGACGGGCTGATCGGCCGGGCCACGCTCAGCACCCTTCAACGTATGCTCGATGCGCGGGCGAAGGCGGGCCAGGACGGCGCCGTCGGCGGCACCGCCGCTGCCGGCACGGCCGGGGCCGAAGCTTTCAACATCGCCGCCCTGCCCGACTGGCTGATCTGGGCCGGCCTCGGTCTGGCCGTGGTCTGGGTCGGGTATCGCGCCTGGCAGTACCGCGATGCCGTCGCCGCCAAGATCCAGACCGCCGCCCCTGCCACCGCCCGTTTCCTGAGGAAGTTCTGACATGAGCTCAGCCCTGATCGCCCTTGCCGCCGAGATCGGCGCGCCGCTGGTCCGAAAGGTGCTGACGCGGCAGATCGGCTCGGAGAGCGCCGAGATCGTGACCGACGTGTTGTCGGCCATCGCGGAACGCGCGGGCATTCCCGTTCGGGACCTGGACGACGCGGCGCGGACGCAGCCGGACATTGTCCAGGAAGCCATTCGCCAGACCGAGGAGAACCTGCCCGAACGGCTGGCGCTCTATGCCCAGGCCCTCGAGTATCAGCGTGACCAGCTGATGTCCGAGCGGGGTGATCCCAACTGGATGCGGGCCTGGCGCCCCTTGGGCATGTACCTGGTTGGGTTCCTCTGGCTCTGGACCTTCGTGATCCTGCACGTCGCCAACGCGATCTGGAAAATCGCGCTGCCACCGCCGGACCTGTCTGTCCTGCTGCAGCTCACCGGCCTCTACATGGCGCTCTACATGGGCGGGCACACCGTCAAGGACGTGGCCAGCAAGTTCTTCAGCCGGAAAGGCGGTGCCGCATGATCCGGTTAGTGGCCATGCTTTCCCTGGTGCTCATGGCGGCGCCACTGATGGCCCAGGTGCCGTCGAACTGCGCCCCGCGCGACCACGTCGCCGGCCGCCTGTCCGAAAAATACCAGGAGCGCGTCCAGGCGATGGGCCTCGACGCCCAAGGCAATCTCATGGAGCTCTGGGCATCCGAGGGCGGCACCTGGACCATCATCGTTTCACTGCCAAACGGCCTCTCCTGCCTTGTCGGCAGCGCCCAGGCGTTCGGGACGTTTGCACCTTCTCACGACGCCTTCGAGGAACCTGCATGACCTTCACGATTGCCCAGGCTTGGCTTCTTTTCCTCCAGGTCCTGCCGATCGCGGCGATGGTCTACACCTTCGTCGCCACGCGCCGGAAGGACTACGATCGCCGGTTCAAGGAAGGCTCGGAACGGATGGACCGGATGGACCAGCGGATCTCGAAGCTGGAACATTCGGTCGGCGGGCTGCCATCGCGCGAGGACATCCACTCGATCCAGATCAACATCGAACGGCTCGGCGGGACCATGTCCCGGATGGAGGCCGTGATGGAAGGCAACACCAAGATCATGTCCCGGCTCGAGCAGATCGTGTCCCGGCATGAGGACCACCTGCTGAAAGGGAACTGACCCGTGAGCTATGCCGAAGAGCTGCGCGAACACGCCCGCATCGCCATCCTGCGCATGCTGGCGGATGCGCCGAGCTACACCTCCAACGTGTCGATGATGACCGACCTGCTGCGCCGGTTCGGCATCGGCTACACCCGCGACCAGGTCGTTGGCGAGATCCGCTGGCTCGAGGAGCAAGGGCTGCTCAATGCCGAGGACCACCACGGGTTCGTCATCGCCACGGCCACCGTTCGCGGGGTCGAGGTGGCGCAGGGCATCGTAACCTATCCCGGCGTCCAGCGCCCCCGTCCGGGCAACTGAGCGATGCCGGCCCCTGCCAAGCTCGACCTGATCCCGCCGGAACTGCGCGACTGGCTGCGCGAGGAACTGGCGGCGCGCGGCTTCGCCGATATCGTCGACGTCACCGAGGCGCTGAATTTCCGGCTCCAGGAACAGGGGCTGGAGCTGACCGTCGGCAAGACGGCCGTCGGCAAGTTCTCGAAAGCCCTGAAGGATCAGCGCGAGGCCTTCAGCATCGCCGAGACGCTGCTGTCCGACATGGACATCGAAGCCGAAGGCGAGCTGCACAAGGTGCTGATGCAGATGATCGCCACCAGCGCCGTCCACATGATCCATGCCGTGCGCGAGGAAGACGGGCACCTCGAACCCAAGGACCTCATGTCACTCGGTCGGATGCTCAAGGATCTCATGTCGAGCTCCGGCATGCGGGAGAAACTGCTGGCGGATGAACGTGCGCGGATCACGCGGCAAGCGCAGGAGGCGGCGAAAGCCGAAGCGCTCGACCGGCTGGACGACGGCACATTC